TCCAGGAATGACAGACCATATTGAAAAAGGGTTTGTTGCACTCCAAGCACTTCCGGATTATTATAAACATTTATTATATATTGCCTGCTCAGCGAGCTTCGGCATCAAGGCCGGAAAAGGTGCAATGGGATTAATTAAGAAAAAATAATGCCATTTAAATCAGAGAAACAAAGAAAATATCTTTGGGCTAATGAACCAGAAATTGCAAAAAAATGGTCTAAGGAATATGGTAGTTCCATTAATGCGAAAGATGGTGTAAATCTTTCACAACTTAGAAAAAATTCTAAAAATCCAAAAGGGGTTGCAAAAGGTTGTGGTCTTGTAATGGAAGATAGAAGAAAGGAAACAAAGTATGCCTAATTTAGCAGAAAGAGTCATGGAACATGAAGGGTTCGTTAATAAAATTTATAAAGATACCCTAGGTTTTGCCACAATTGGTTTTGGTCATAAGGTAACTGAATCTGATAATTTTGAAGAAGGAGTAGAATACTCTAGAGAAGAATTAGAAAAGGTATTTCATCACGATTTAGAACACGCACAATTATTATGTGAAAAAATGTTTATGTGTGATTTAAGTTATGATCCTCCTGAATTATTAAGGGACATTTATACAGAAATGATTTTTCAACTTGGCCCTGGTGGAGTCTCCAAGTTTAAAAAAACATTTGATTATGTTAAACTTAAACAATTTAAAGATGCAAGTATTGAGATGCTCGATTCGAGATGGAATAAGCAAACCCCTAACAGGGCAAAAGCTTTAAGTGATTTAATGGCTTCTGTTGAAGCATGAAATTACCTGGAAAAAGATTTGGTCCTCCTCCACTAAGAGGTCCATTACCACAAGGTTTAAAATATAAACCTTTAAAAGTTACAAAGATAAAAATATCAGACGATTTTCCTAGTTTTAAAAACGGAGGATTATCTAATGATAAATTAATTAAAAAAATAAGGAAAAATTATGCCTGATCCAGTGATCATTTTAGTTGAAAGACTAAGAAAAGAAATAAAGACTAGACAAGAGCAGCTAACTCAAGTTATAACAGGAGATGTGAAGGAACTTATCACATATAAGTATGTGTTAGGACAACTTCATGCTTGGAATAAAATAGATCAGGAACTCACGAACCTGCTAAAAAAACAGGAGCTAGATGACGATGAATAAAACTAATGTAATCCCTACAAAAGTTTTTGCCTTAGAAAAAAAGAATAAAGAGAAAAAAGATACCAGAACAGAACTAGAAAAACTACCTGATCCTTGTGGTTGGAGAATAGTTGTAATGCCTTTAAAAATTAAAGAAAAAACTAAAGGTGGAGTATTACTAACAGATAAAGTTGTTGAAGAAAGTCAATGGACTACAAATGTTGGGTTGGTAATGAAAGTTGGAGATTTATGCTATTTAGATAAGATAAAATTTCCTACTGGTCCATGGTGTAAAGAGAAAGATTGGATACTCTTCGGTAGATATGCTGGAGCAAGAATTAAAATCGACGGTGGAGAACTAAGGATACTTAATGATGACGAAGTTATGGGCATTGTAAAGAAACCTGAAGATGTCTTATCACCGCTAACAAACTAACATGAGGAGATAGTCATGCCAGAAGCACAACCATCATTAAGTGAAGAAAAAACAATACCTATTGAGGATACTGGAAATCCGGTAGATGTTGAAGTAAAAGAAGAACAAACAGAGGAAAACCAAAGTACTCCTGTTGAAACACAAGAAGAAACTCCAGAATCTTCAGAACATGAAGAATATTCTTCAGGTGTTAAAAAAAGAATAAATGATTTAACAAAAAAATGGAGAGAAGAAGAACGTCAGAAAAAAGCAGCACTTGAGTTCGCTGAAAGTGCAAAGAAAAAAAATGATGAACTTCAAAAGAAATTTACAAGTTTAGATGATACTTATATTGAGGAAGTTGCTCAAAGAGTAGATGCTACTGAAATGGCTTTAAAAAGAGCTTTATCAGAAGCTCATCAAAAACAAGATTTTGACGCTGTTGCAGAAGCTCAAGCTAAATTAGCAGAGAATGCTGTTCATAAACAAAGAGTAGTTGCTGCTAAAAATAAAAAAGATGTAGCCCCTAAAGAGGAAATTGTTTCTCAAGGAGCTCCTCAACAAGTACAACAGCAAGTCCAACAACAACAAGCTCCTCAACCAAGCCAAAAAGCTCTTCAATGGGCTCAACGTAATCAATGGTTCGGTCAAGGAGAAGGAAAAGATCAAGCAATGACCTATGCTACATGGGGCATTCATACTACTTTAGTTAATGAAGGAATGGATCCTGAGTCAGATGATTACTATAATGAAATTGACACTAGACTAAAGGGGTATTTTCCTGATAAGATAGGACAAACGAATTCTAACACAAGTATAGCTAGCAATAAGGTCGCTCAGACTGTTGCTGGCGCTAATACTCGTGTTGGAAATAAAACTGGGCGCCGCACTGTGAAGCTCACACCATCACAAGTAGCTATAGCTAAAAAGCTTGGTGTGCCATTAGATGAATACGCAAAATTCGTGAAGGAGTAAAACATGGAAAACGTAAAACTTAAAAAAACTACCCGACACGCTGAAACTAGGGACATTGAAGCTCGTAAAACGGTATGGTCCCCGCCGAGACAACTAGATGCACCTGAACCACCGGAAGGGTTCAAGTATCGTTGGCTTAGGGAGTCACTCCAAGGTCAGCCTGATGATAAAAATATTACATCAAGGTTGAGAGAGGGGTACGAACTAGTCAGAGATGATGAATTATCAGCAGAGGATAAATTAAAATATCCTTCGTTGGCTGAAGGTAAATATAAAGGTGTAATAGGAGTTGGAGGTTTGTTATTAGCTAAAATTCCTGTTGAATTGGCTAAATCTCGAAATGAATATTTTGAGAGAAAGTCAAAAGAGACACAAGAAGCTATTGACAATGAGGTTTTAAAAGACGAGCACCCGAGCATGCCTATTACTAAAAATAGGAGCTCAAAAGTAACATTTGGGGGTTCTCAATAATTCTGAATTGGTCGGAATATTGATGCCTCTAGAAAAGGAGTAAATTATGGCAAATGTAGATGCGCCTAGAGGATGCGTGCCTGTGAAAATGCTTGGAAACAAGTATGAATCAGCTGGATTCTCTACTTATAAAGTTGCTTCTGGTTACGCATCAAACATCTTTAATGGCATGGCTGTACAATTAAATGCTAGTGGAACTATTGAAAAAGCGGTAGACGCTAAATCAAATAGTGCTAAAATAGTAGGAATTGCTGCAGGTGTAAGTTACACTGATTCAACTGGAAAACCAGTTTGGAAAAACTTCTGGCCAGCTTCAACTGCAACGCAAGGCGCAGTAGATGCGGAAATTAAAGTTTATGATGATCCAGACCAACTATTCATCGTTCAAGCGGACGGTGCTGCTGATCAAACATCAGTAGGAGCCAATGCACCTATGGTAGGTAACGCAAATGGCAACACAACTAATGGTATGAGTACAATGGAACTCGACTTTTCAGCATTAACAGCTTCAGATGAGCAGTTAAGAGTTATTGGAATAGTTCAAGATCCTGACAATACTGCTGGTTTAACAAACGTAGATTTGGTTGTTAGAATTAACGATCATGCCTACACTAACTTAGCGGGGATATAATATATGGCTATTTCAAGATCCCAGTTAGCCAAAGAATTAGAGCCGGGTTTAAATGCTCTCTTTGGCTTAGAATACAAACGCTATGAGAACGAAGCAGCAGAAATCTTCGACCAAGAAAGTTCAGACAGAGCTTTTGAAGAAGAAGTAATGTTAGGTGGGTTCGCTGGAGCTCCTGTGAAAAATGAAGGTGCAAGTATTAATTATGATACTGCGCAAGAATCTTTCACTGCGAGATACACTAACGAAACCATTGCTCTTGCTTTCGCTATCACTGAAGAAGCTGTAGAGGATAACCTTTACGACAGAGTCAGTGCTAGATACACAAAAGCACTAGCCCGTTCGATGGCTAATACTAAGCAAGTTAAGGGTGCTAATATCCTTAACAATGCATTTTCAACAAACGCTGCTAATTTTGGTGGAGACGGGGTTGCATTAGCATCCACTGCTCACCCAACTTTAACAGGTGGAAATTTCTCAAACAGATCTGCAACAGATGCTGACTTGAATGAGACTTCTCTTGAACAAGGAGTTATTGATATTTCAAACTTCATTGATGAAAGAGGATTGAAAATTGCATTAAAACCAATGAAAATGATTATTCCTTCTGCTCTACAATTTGTAGCAGATAGATTAATGAATTCAGACGGTAGAGTTGGTACAGCTGATAATGACATCAACGTATTTAAAGCGAGTAGATCTAATGGATATATTCCTCAAGGATACACTGTTAATCATTATTTAACTGATACTGACGCTTGGTTCTTAAAAACCGATTGTCCAAATGGTCTAAAGCATTTTGTAAGAACACCAATTACAACTGCTATGGAAGGCGATTTCGATACAGGAAATATGAGATACAAAGCTCGTGAAAGATATAGCTTTGGTTTCTCTGATCCAAGAGCAGTTTATGCTTCTCAAGGTTCGTAAAATTTAACTAATCTTTCTTAGGTGAAGAAGGCGCTTGTAAGAGCGCCTTTTTTATTTTATACTCATAGTTTCCTAGATTAATATAATTGTGCAGACTGGCTAGGCAGACGGTATAGAGACTGCATGGTTAGGTCTATACACCACGGAGGTAAACATGGGTAATACGACTTTTTCGGGTCCGGTAAAATCGGGCGACATATTAGCTACTGGCGGAGCACTGCTAGGAACTAATATAGGCAATACAAACTGGGTCAGTAATGTGGCTAGTATGTATACACAATCACCAACAGCAGGTAATGCTACAGAATTAAAAACTGTAGGAGCTATTACTTCTGGTATGATAACTAATACAGGTGAATACAACATAACTTTAAATGGTTCTGGAATTTCTAATGGAACTTGGAATCCTGCAAGTAGCGATACAAACGGGGGAGCAAGTTGGGCTCGTAAAATTCAATTTACAAGCACAGGAAATGATTCAGCGTTAATGTTTACGGTTACTGGAATTGATGCAGCAGGACAATCTTTAAGTGAAACAACTGCAGCAGCAGGAGGTCCTAATGCAGGAACTTCTTTCACAACTGGTTTGTATAAAGCTGTTTATTCAATAACTGTTTCTGCAGTAAGTGTTGGAAATATTAGTGTTGGAACAGGGCATACAGCTGCGGATCAATATCAACATTTAATTGGAGTTGTTCCTTATGGATCAACTTTAACTAGACTTTATTCTTACAGAACAGAAGCATGGAACGGTGGAGGTAACGAAGTTATGTCTATCGGAACTACTGTAGATGTAGATGAGTTTGGAAGTATTGCTTCAGCAGTTACTAAAGGTGCTGTTACAGCTAATACCGCTGGGGATGCAATTACTACGACTGCAGCTCAATCAACAAGTTGGTTTAATGTAGAACAAAATCCTGGAGCTTCTTCTGGTGATGCAGATTATCAAGTAGATGCAGGGATGATTGTTACTTATACTCCATCTGGTACATTAGCTACCACAGGTAAAAGTGTATTTATTGCAGAATATGCACAAAAAAGATTATTAACCAACGAAGGCTGGTAATCTAAATAACTCTGGGTGAGGTGTAATGACCTCACCCTTAACAGGAGAAAATTATGTCACAAGTAATTACAAAACAATTTGATGGAACTAGAAAAGCTATTTTCACAATGAATTTTAAAATAGCAAGTACTACAGCTGAAACTTATACAATTGTACCCTCTGCTTTAAATAATTCTAAAGGATTTGCTACAGGGGCTACTGCTAATAGTGGTGATGTTTGTACTAACCTTACTCTTAATAAAATATGGTGGAGTGTTAATAACACTGCTGTTACCAAACCACTTTTAGTGGAATGGAAAGCAACTACTAATTCACAAGCTATCACTTGTAACTATGCAGATTCAAAAGATTTTAGTGCTATTGGAGGATTATTAAATCCTTTAACACCTGGGACAGCTGGAGCAACTGGAGGATTGGATATTAAATTCCTTTCTGTAACAAATGATGACACAGCTACTATAGTTTTAGAATTTTTGAAAATTTATACAAGTTACTAAATGAGACTACTGTTCTTATTACTATGTTTTATACTAGTATTGAGTGCAATCACTAGCGCTAAAGGTGCAGACACCAATACGGTGTCTAGCACCGTAGTGACGGATAAAAGTGTACCTACTGCAAATGCACCAAGCGTCGTGGTCAACAATTCAGACATCTGTAAGACAGCGGCGTCGACCGC